TTCCAGCAAGACTTGTGGCAATCACGAAGTCCAATGTGGCTAATTGAGTGCCAGTATCACCAGTATCAGCAGTAGGACCCTGAGGAACTCCGGTAAATGTTGGGCTTGCTATCGGTGCTTTTAAATCAAGCTGAGTTTGGATAGCGCTTGTTACACCGTCAACATAGTTAAGCTCTGTGTGTGTAGCAGTTACAGCGTTTGACACATTGGGGAATGTGGCTTTTATCGTGCTTTTTAGTAGGCGTATATGATCATCCCCGGCGCTTTTTGGATCAGCTGCGACAGGGTTAGTCGAAACCAAATCACTGATATATGTCCCAGTCTCTAAAGCCATTTAATAGCCCCCACCGCTGAATATATTGTTATTATAACTGCCAGATACTAAAAAATCCTGACGTAACATGGCCAATGTTTTATTAGCTGTTTCTAATCTTTGCGCTTCGGTTATTGCCTGTTGGTACAGCGCCTCGTATTTCTCAATATTCTTATCATCCTGAGCAAATATACTTGCTTCTCTCATTGAGCCATATAGATACACAGCCGGGAAGTTAGTCAGCACAGAATTTGTTAATGTTGAAGCTATGTCATAGCCTTTCTTGTGCCTAAACGTGAATGTATAAGCCACATCGCACGGGCTTTCAAACGCTATCGAGCCTACTTCTATTGTGTAGAATCTTGGCTGGCTGTTATTGTCATATGCTTGCATACTATCAGCAGCCATGAACGTTAACGGAATCCTATCATTATAATAAGTCAACCATAGAGCAAGATTTGATAGATACCCGGCAGGTAAAGTTATGTAGCGGCTACCAACAGTAGCAGTCAGAGGTACTTCTACCTCTGCTAAGCGCGTGATTAAGTCAGAATTTATCCTCTTTTCGGCAAGAGTTATAAAGTCTGTTATCTCGCTAACTGACCTATGGTGCCATGATGCTATGGCAGTCTGTAGATCGCTGTAATTGGTAAGTGCCATTATTTACGCTTGCCTTTAAGTTTTGGCACGTATGCTGGAATCTCTGTTTCTTCAATGGTTAAAGAAGGTTTTATCTCTTCTTTCTTCTCATCGATAACACCGCCTTTTGCAAGCAATGCATTAATCTGTTCTTGATCTGCGGTTATCACGTAACCATGATCTTTGTGAAATATTCTTACCGCCATGCTCTAAACTCCTTTAAAGCGGGGGAGACCCGTAGCCAGCCGCCCCCTGTCCTAAGGTAGTAGGATTATTACGATGTTGCGAAAGGTGTTGCAGGTGTAGAAGTACCACAGAAGATACTGCCTTCCACCAGCCATTGTGTAGCACTGATGGCGGTTAGCGTGTAACGATCACCAATCACTCCACCAGTAGTGGAGCCATTGCTTGAGATAGCAACATGGGTACTACCATCGGCAGAGAAGCCGTCAATCTCAGTAGCGTCAGTAGTGTAACCGAACATAGTACCAAGAATGAATTGACTAGCAATCGTTGCAGTGATTGTTTTTGCTGCATTAGATGTAACAGTTACCGTAGTAGCGAACTCAAACTTCATGCCTTCGACTGGAGTAGGTAGCGTATAAACCACACCAGCCGCACGATCAAATAGGCACAAAGAACCCGACTCTTCTGGCAACAGCGTGCGAGTAGCACCAACGCCGCTAATTACTTGCTGATGCTGTCCTGTTGCAATACAGCCAGCAGGTGAGCCATAGCCCAAGCGTTCCAAACCTGTAGATATAGTCATTCTAAAAACTCCTTATTAGTTAGCGCTACCAATCAAACGACAAGCCCACTGCGGACGTAGAGCAGCCATGCCGTACAGTATATCAATCCTCATCAACAGTTCGTCATTGCGTATGTCTGATGCCTGCCACACGCGCAGTGATAGGCCGTCTTTCTCTCTGCGCACGCACTTATGAGCATCATCCATCAGTGGAAGATCAGCAGTTATAAACTGGAATGCTTCTTTGTGGTACATGATTGGCTGAACGTAGCTTGTTGATGCAGCACCAACGAAGACAATATCAGCACCATCAGCAGGAGCACCAGAACAGTTTTGTTTTGGATTGGTTGTATCGTAGATGATAGCCGGGCTAAAGGTAATGCTGGTCGTAGTCGCAGCGGTAACAGTGAACTGTTTCAAATGCGAATAGGCCTGCTTTGTTTCTGGATGCACGTCATAGACACCAGTTTCACCAGATCCAGAACCAATAGTGAACACAGAACCAACAGCAGGCGCAGCAGAGAAACCATCTACAGTCAGTGTGGTGATTCCACTGGTTAATGTTCCGTTGTTGATCTCACCAGCTACGTCAGCACCGTTAGCCATAGTCCACACGCGCTCATTCTCGTAGAATGTTGCCATGCCTGTGCGTTTAACAAAGCCTTCTTTGTACTGTTCGCTAATTGCACTTGAGTCGTTGAAGTATGTAGCAACACCAGACACCAAAGTACCCATGCCGACAGAGTCCATTTGAACGTATCGATTGCCGTCTTTAGGCGCTAATTGTTGGTTAAGCTTTGCACGAGCTGCGCCAATGGCGGTCAGGTTAGCGATCGCACTGCCAGCGGTTCCAGCTACCTGATAAGTTGCCTTAGTACAATATGCCAAGAAATCAGCTTCAATACCTGATACCAGCGATGCAACAGCAGGTTCAATGTAATTCTTACTCAGGTTATCAAATGCGCCTTCAGAGTTTACTGATTGCATCAACTCGGCAGAATTGAAGCGCATATCAGTATGATCCTGAGTCGCAACAGTAATGGTTTGGTTTGATTCTGCTTGATCTTGCACGTCCATCACTCGACTACCTTGTGTGCGCTTGTACTGATTAGGCTCACGAACTCTCAGTGTTTGACCATGTTTAGCGCCAGTTTGCTTAAATGAATCGTCATATTGACGGTCAATAGTGCCGATAAAAGAGAGCTTTTCATGCGCGATTCGCAAAGCCTCTTTTGTAATCATATCTACTACTTTAAATGAATTTGACATCTTTAAAACCTCCAGCGCATCACTGCGTTAAGTTAGAATTGATCAGCGCATCACTGCGTTAGATCGTTATTTATTTACGTTTTGCAATCTGTCTACGTCTCATTTTCTCGAAAGCGTCCTGATCATCCACTTCAAAGATACTCTTTGCAATAGCAGACTTTTTGCCTAATATTGTTGGGACAGGCTTGGCTTGAGTAGGAGACGATTTGATTGCTTGCTTCTTGATTATCTGGTCACCAAGAAAAGCCATATGCAAAAGTTTATATAACCTAGGGTCCGCTTTTGATTTCTTAACATCGTCGATATCGAAACCAAACGCTTTAACCCCAAAATCTTGCAATTTTGACTCCAACTCAGGCGACCAATCTTTAATTTCACGCCTTAACACAGTCTCGCTTGCCTCCATTTGCTTAGCATATTCTTGCTGCCTTGTGAGGTGCAAATCCTGTTCCTTTCGTGTCACATCCTGTGCTAATTGGTTGCGTTGACGTTCCAGTGTCATTCTCTGAGAAGTCAATTTTTGCCATAGCACCGGATCACTATCGCTTAATGCGTTCCAATCAACTTGATCATACTCGGCTAACCGTTCATTAAGCGCCACCACTTTGGCCACATCAGCGATATGTTTTTGATGAAAATCTGATTGAGCCTCGAAAGCCTTACGCTGCTCAGCAAGAGACATTGTTTTAGTCGTATAGTCACTGCGCATTGACTTGACGGCCTCAGCAATATCCTTCGGCAACTTGTAAGATTTATCATTAAACTCAATTTCTTCGCTATCGTCCTCAGGCTCTACAGCTTGGCCTTCCGGCTGCTCTTCAATATCGGATTCAGCGTTATATTCTGAGTACTCTTCAGATTCGACTTCGCTTGCCTCTGGCTCATTATTAGCAGGCAATTGATTGGTCTCTTCTATCATTTCTTCTGTCATTTATATTATTCCTCAACTTTTTCGTAAGTAATCGCAAAAATATCAGGTTTGCATGGGTAAAATTCGCCTTTTACTCCTAGTATCACAAAATCTCCATAATCCGCTCTATGAGTACCTTCTAGGGTGTCAATTGTTGCGTGACTTAATTTTGATCCGAATGGACCTGCCTCGGCATTTTCTGCATAAGTTCTAATAGATCCAGCAGACCTTGCATCAATGAACCAATCTGGCATTTGGTCTACACCCAGACAAAAAGCTTCAATGACTACAGGCTTTTTCCTAAACATCATTGCTGCACCTCTTGTGGTTGTTGAAATTGTTGTTGCTGCATTGGTAGCACGTCAGGCGACTGCATAAGCTGCAATACTGTTTGCGCTACCATCATTTGCACTTGTTCCGGTGTCATCCCGGCTTGTGTTACCTTTAATCTGTTTGTCTCAGCATTGTAGCCGTCGATATCTATTTTCTTAGACTCGAGCGTTTTATCAGCTTTTAATTGCTCCATTTGTTGTTGCAATTGACCAACCATTTGTTGCGCTTGTTGCTGCATTTGTTGCATTTGTTGTTGCAATTGCTGCATTTGTGGATTTTCACCAAGTATCTGAGGTGGCAACATAGCTTTAAATCTTTCCGCTATTTCATCCGCACCAGGCCAATCAAGATTTTTAGCAATCAAATCACTAATCAGACCAATAGCTTGTGGATTGACACGAGCGAACTCTATCATCTGACTTGCTGCTTCCTCGCGCTTGGTTGTGTAACCTGGGCCGATATCAACAACAACATCATACTTGCCTACGGTCAAGTCATAGATATTCGATAGATCTCTACCTGGTTGCTGTTGATGCATTTCCTGACGGTTGCCTACAGTGATATTGGTGGTTTCTTTGCGATCCTCGCCAATTATCCTGAGGATCTGCCCAGGCCTAACAACATGAGGAATCAAGTCTATAATGATCCTACCTGCCTGGCCCAATGCGCGAGACAAGTTGTCGATAAAGTGGAATGTGCCAGTGTCAGATTCTTTCTTTCTAGCATTGATTGCACGCCCTGAAATTGCATTATCTTCCTCACCAATCGAAGCGCCAAACATGCCCATAGTGGCTTGCAAGTCCTCACTAGCATTCATTGCCTCTTGGATTATGCCAGCTGGTATGCTTGCGAATGGTTGCCTTTGCGGTGTATTTGTACCTTTCTTGTGCTGCAAGTATGGCCAGTTCTTGACATTAGCTGTATTCCACTTGTGGGTATCAACATCGAATGCTCCTTCTTCACCAATAAATGGTGTCTTTGGAGTGGATCCGACTACCTCAGTGGAAGTAGTTCGCCAAAAGTTAAACATCTTCTGAGCGTCTTTAGAGTCACGGATTAGTGATTTGAAATAGCGCTTGCCTTCAAGGATAACCTCTTCGCCATAGACCGGAATGATAGGAATGTACTTGCCTGCCCATTCGTTTGTTTCAATGACTTCAGTGCCAGATAGAATGTATTGAGTAACTTTGTGCGATACTGTTTCCCGTGATTCTATTTTTGTGATTCCAAGCGATTCATAGATGCTCAAGTTTTCTTGATAAACTTCCTCGTCTACCACGTCGCCATCAGATAACAAACAAATCTTTCTGGGTATTTGCTTGCGTTCCCAGTATTCTGCTATCCAGACACCTTCATCATTCAGCCATTCAAAGTCACTATTATCATCAGACTCCCAATCTGTAGCCTCGGCTTTCTCACCGAATCTTTCCTCAAACTCTTCATTAGATATGCGATCAGTAACGAAGCAGCAATTCCAGTCTGAACCGTCAACACTGGTTGAGTGAGGATCACCATACACTGAAAATTGGTTTGATATACGATCTATTTTTATTTGGCGGTCAAATGTATCATCATCAGCAAACTCTACATTAATGCGAAGGTACCCGAAGCCACCTGAAACGGCTTGGTTGATGGCTGTATCGTAAGCGACATCAGCATTGGAAGCTGTTTCTATATTGCGGATTAAGCCGTTGAATATCTCTGCGGTATCTGGATCGGAATTATCATCGACAGGCCGAACCTTGATAGATGGCCGATTCTGTCTTGAATCGTTAACTACCTGGCGAATATATGCAGGGAACTTGTTGATTGTGATACATGGGCGGCCTTCTTGCTTTCTAAAATTAACGTCGCGCTCATCCCATTGCCTCCCCATGACACCGAATTCGATATCTTCTTTGGCTAACTCACGGTTTTCTTTCTCATAATCAGACGCAAGCAAGAATTTCTCACGGACCTCTTTCATGAAGTCTTGTGATTCGTCCTTGTCTTCTTTGTCTTCTTGGTATTCTAGCAAACCAGCGCTCCACAGCGTTAGGTTATTTTGATTGAGTCTTATATCACGTATTTAATTCAAGGTCAATTCTTTTTCGTCCTTTATGTAACTTCCGCACTTAGCGCATCCTAGATGCAAATCACACATGCAGTCGGGATGCTTCTTGTTTAGCAAAAAAAAGTTAATCCTGTCTTTTTTAAGACCATAAACATCCTTTACATATCCAACATGACCGCCACAATCTTTGTGATATATCTTTGTTAACTCATCCATGACCCACCTCCAGCATAGTAGTTTTCCTGCTTGCGCTCTGGTTTTACAAAAAGATCCTCGACAACAACGCACAGCATCCCAAAGGCGTCGCAATTATGCACCAAAGCGCCATTAGATAATGAAAATTCACCAGCATCAGGAACTGTTATACACCACACATCCTGTGTTTCTTCTAATAAGATAACGCTATCAATCTTTAACACGTTGCCTATATGCGTAGGATTTGCATTCTCTTGAACAGTATATCTGCGAGTTTCCGCTTTTCCTAACAAGCGCCATAAATAATTTATTGCATGACAAACAAGGTTTCTCCTCACGCTTCCACTTTGTCCAGCTCTGCGCTCTTTCCGCATGTCTTTTGTGCCATAATCTCCCTTCATCTGATCTATGCCATTCTGCCGCTCGATCCCTAGCAAGGTCAGAGAATTCACGGCATCCTGGTTTATGGTCTTTGTGTTTAAGGTGCTCGATCGCAGGAATGCACTCAAGATTTTCAAGTCTGTTATTTTTAACATTGCCGTCTTTATGGTGGATATGACATCCGCTTGGAATTCCTCCAAATGCCTGCCTCCAGACTTCACGATGTAATTTTTTACCGCCCCTTGATAGGTATTTTTCTGATGGCCATAATCTATATAATCCACCATCGAAGTATTGAGTGATCTCGTCAAGGTAGATAGTATCTCTGAATCTGTCGTCAGGGATGCGGCGGATTTCCAGCCGCTCGCCGTCTTGAATAAATGATCCTGCGTACATTTCACCGTAAGACCGTCTTTGAACTTTACCTCTACAAGTTGGGCATTCTTCCTTGTGATCCTCGGATTCACATACTCTTTCCATCCACATGATGTTAAAACCTCCCCTTTAAATGGTAGGTCTATTATCCGATATATTCCGTAACGTGTCAATACTTCAGTATCACCAACAAAACAAGCATGGCTAGACCAATCATGGTCGGGCCCTAGCCCAATGTCCCTCAATTCATCTCTCTTTTCGTGATAAGCTCCCAATGCCTCAAGTCCAGCTTCAGTCTTTTCTGCGTCAAAGAAACACGAACCAAGCCATCTCCTAGCTGCCTCTACGCGAAGCATTGCAGCCCCTTTTCCCTGGTTTGGCACGATCTCGACATTGTAACCAGCGGCCTCAAACGATGATTGGTAGCTGACTGAGTAAACTTTATCATTCGTCACGCCGTCATGTGGTAGCCATATCTGTGACTTCTCAGGCACATAACCTCTCGACCTCATCCATGACAAATGTGCGTCAATCGGCTGACCAACGACCTCATAATAATCGACTAATCGTATCTCTTTACCAATGATTTGTGACACCCAAAATACAAAAGCATCAGCCTTCGCACCAGTGCCACCAATATCCGCGAATAGATGAAATTTCATTAATGGGTCCGGTCTTACATTACCTATGCGATTTTCTGCCCTTGCATCAGATAAATGCTTTGCAAAGTACGCGCCAGTAACAGCAGTAATGTAACCACCTTCCCAAATATGTTCGTAAGAGTCTGGACGGTACGCTTGATCTCTTAATCTCTCGCGCTCTAACTTGTCAGGAAACCATGGATTATCACGCCAGTTCATTTCAACACATTTAATCAGCGGATCATTAGCATGTCTGAACCTGGATTCGCACGGCGAAGATTTGCGTGCCGGGTTCCAGGTCACCCACAGCTCTGATTCTTCTTCTCGGATTGTTGGTATAAGTATTTGCCACGCCGAATCAGTGACAGGTTCTGCTTCATCAATCCACGATAACAGAACACGAGACTTTGACTTAATAGAATTGATATTTCGCTCAAGACCTGAGAACGAGTAATTGATCCTACCATCTTTGGAGCGAATGAATCTCTCTCCGATCTCATAAAAATCAAGTAAAAACTCTTCTTCTTGGATCGCTGCCTTGACTTCACCGAGTGAGCTATCATCAAGAGAGTTTTGGAATTGTCGACCGCAGAGTATAATTCCTGACTCACCATTCATGGCTTTCTGATATCCACGGACAGCGGTCATCTTTGCGAATGAGCGCGTCTTACCTGACCCCCTTCCACCATGCGATGCGCGAACGTCAGCATCGCCAAGGAAAAGCGGTATCAGTTTTTTAGGCAGGCTTATCTTTGCTTTCAAATTCAGGGCACGTCAATTCTATTTTACTAATTAAGACGGGTCCACCATCACGACCAGATACTTCATTCATGATACGATCGCCATATACTTTGGGCTTGAGCTTAGATGCTATCCATTTTCTAGTATCGACCCGAAGCCTAGCACGTTGGATGCAATCGTAATCTGTTTTCTTGTTTCCATTGTCGTCTACATACGTATCATTGACACCATCGTCGGCGATATCGAGCATATCGTCTGCCATTGCGTCGGCTTGTTCCTCTTTTGCCCTTGCGTATTGGTCACGGAAACTCTTGTTGTCATACAGCCATCTAAAAACAGCAGACTTACTTGGCATATGGTCATCAAGGCAGATCCGTCTTAAGCTCTCACCATCCACCAAGCGCTCACATATCTCGTCACCAATATCTTGAGTGTACCCAGATGGTCTCCCAAGTTTCTTAGTCATACAATCCTCACTAATAATAATTATTTAACATTATACATCATCA